GGTGAGAAGAGTAGAATATCAGGATCATTAGGTACTGGTTCAGCAAATCCTATAACACCATCATTAGGAGCATCTATTGGTTTATCTGAAAAATATGGTCAAGTTGTTAATATGGGAGAAAACTTTGACCTAAAAAAAGGGTATATAACATTAAGTGGTTCGGTTCAAGATTATGATTTACAAGATGTTTGGGCTAATTCTAATGAGAGTGGTAAAAGAATTGAGGTACAAAAAGTATATAATCAGGCTCCAGCAGCCATATCAAGATTTTACGATCCTTTTGCAGGTGGTTTTGATCAAAGACAAATGCTAGACGCTTTTGGATTTGGTAATGTTTCACCTGGTGCATCATTTATGTTACATCCAATCAGTTATGACTTAACTAGAGCTAATCAAATTGAAACATCCGATTTGGTTCGTAAAAGTGCTTATAGTTTTGAAATACATAATAATAATCTAAGGATATTTCCTAGACCAACAACCCGCGATGGTGGACAAAAAATATGGTTTGAATACTATGTTAAAGATGATATTAGAAATACAGACAATGCTAATGCTGGTTTACAAGGCGGGGTATCAGATCCTTCTAATGTGCCATATAAATTTATTACTTATAACTCTATTAATCAACCTGGTCGTCAATGGATTAGAAAATATACTTATGCTCTTGCTAAAGAACTTTTAGGTATTATAAGAAGTAAGTATAGTTCTATGCCTATACCTGATGGTGAAGTAACACTAGATGGTGAATCTTTAAAGACAGAGGGTAGAGAGGAAAAACAACAACTCCTAGAAGAGTTAAAAGAATTTTTAGAGTCGGTATCTTTAACTGAAAAGTTAAAAGCTGAAGCCGAAGAAGCAAATGCTCAACAAGAAGTGTTAGGGAAAGCTCCACTACACATATACATAGGGTAATAGATGTCTGCTACAAGACCATTTTTTATTTCCCAAAAAGAAATTGATTTATTTGACCACATGAATGAAGAACTCATTGATGAGATAGTCGGTCAATCAGTTGATATTTACAAGATAGCACCAGAACATACTAACTCTAACATATATGGTGAATCAACTACTAAGTATTTTAATGTGGGATTTAGGGTTAATTGTCTAATACGATATAATGCTCCTGAAGTAGAACAATTTAACGAAGCAGGTACAGATTCTAACTCTACAATAGATTTAATGTTTCAAAGAAATAATTTGGCTAGTGGTTCATTAAACTTTTTTCCTGAAGCTGGTGATGTATGTGATTGGAATGATTGGTATTGGGAAATTAATGGAGTAACAGAACCACAACTTATTGGTGGTCATCCAGGTTTTAGCCATGCTATTAAAGCTACTGCTCATAGAAGTAGATTATCATCTATTAATATAGAGGAAAGACCTAGATAATGGCTATTCAACTACTAGATAAAAAACTTGTAATGAAACCGAGAAGGTCTTCTATGGTTAGGGTTGAAAAAGAACTTGACATTGCAGAAAATTATGATAGTGATAGTGAAAATATCTACCAAGAACCAAGAGTTGATAGGTTTGATGAGATAATAGATTTATTAAAGCAAGGTAGCGTATATGGGGAGAAAGATAATATCACATTAGGTGCTGTAGATGTTCCTATTGAAAAACAAATAGCTATTGATAAAGCTTCTACCAAAGGATTAAAATCAGAAACGTATAAAAATGATTCTGAAAGTAAATTAGATAAACTAAGGAAACTACGCCGTGGCAATTAAACCAATAACAAACAAAGATGCTCCAAATGCATCTGCTGTAAATCGAGAATCACAAACTAGTATAAGGAGTGAGAAAGGAAACTCCAAGGTTGTTATTAAGAAACCTGGTGGTCAAAATGCTGGTAAGGGATTCTCTATTGGTTTAAAAGAAATAGATACAGCAGTTATCAAACACATCCGAAATATTATGAAACCAAAGGTAAGAGAGCAAAACGAAACAATATCTGTTCCTATTCTTTATGGTAATGAAGAAAGATGGAAGTCTGTTAAAGCAAGAGGTGCTTTACGAGATAAAAATGGATCAATACTCTTACCTATTATGGTAATAAAAAGAACATCGGTTGGATTTGATGAAGCTATGCCTATGTCATTTGATAACGACCTACAAGGTAAGTTTATATCCACAATCCGTTCAAGTAGTGGCTGGAGTAAGAATAATAGATATGATAGATTTTCAGTATTAACTGGACAAAAACCAGTTCAAGAGTTTGTTAAGACCGGTATGCCAGACTTTGTGGTTTGTAATTATAGTATTGTTATGATGACATCTTATATAGAACAAATGAATGATTTAAATTCACTTTGGCTAGAACACTTAGAAACTTACTTTGGTGATCAAACAACTTATCGTTTTCTATCATCCCTTTCAGGTGAAATATCAAATGAGATAGAGATGGAATCACAAGGTGAGAGGATGATTAAGAATGAGTTTAACATGACTATCAAAGGGTATGTAATGCCAGAGTTTACTGATAACATCTTAGGTAAAACTGCTGAACTACAAAGAGGGTATACACCAAAAAAAGTATCGTTTTCCGAAAAACTTATATAATTATATATATATAATTGTTATAATAACTAAATTAGAGGTTTACAAATGGCTGAAATTAAATTTACAGATGAAGAGCTAAAATCATTAGCTGAATTACAAACTAAGTCTAGTACCATAACACAACGTTTTGGTCAACTAGCTATCACTAAGATTAACTTAGAAAAACAATCCGAGTTAGTTGAAGAAGAAGAATTCAAACTTCATGAAGAGTTAGAAGCTCTTAAAACAGAAGAACAAGCTCAACTAAGTACTATTACTGAAAAGTATGGTCCTGGTCAGTTAGATCCTCAAACAGGTGTATTCACACCAACTACGCAAGTAGACAACACAGAACCAAAAAAATAAAAAAAAATTAAAAATAAGTTTTGGTATCTTTCCAAAAATAGGTAATATTTATATATGAATAATTGTATAGAATCTTACCTAGTTTTGGAGACATTAAATGGCTGAAAAAATTATATCCCCCGGTGTATTTACCAATGAAATAGACCAATCATTTTTACCCGCAGCATCAGGTCCGGTTGGAGCAGCCGTTGTAGGTCCTACAGTAAAGGGTCCTGCTTTAACACCTACTGTTGTTAATTCATACGGAGAGTATGTTAATCTTTTTGGAGAAGTAATAGAAAGTGGTTCTGATAGTTATCAGTTCTTAACTTCACATACAGCTAAAGAATATTTACGACAAGGTGGTCCTCTTACTGTTGTAAGAGTTACTGGAACGGACACGGTTCGTTCTAATGCCAGTGTTTCAACTGTTGGTACATTTGTTGCTGGTTTGCCTCATACATCATCCATGACATTTGCCGCTGTACCTAGTGGTTCGGATATAGGATCACCAGATGAACTTAAAATTGGTGGTGTTGATTTTACATACGTATCATCATCTGTTGGGTATACTAATACTGTTAATCAAGTATTTGTAACACATGGTAATACTCCAACCAATACTGCTCAAAATACAGCATTAGCACTTACTTCTACTACATCAACAACTGGACTTTTAATAACAACGGCATCATCTGCTGCTGGATTATTACAAATTACTGCTTCTGCCGCTTTAACTGTCACTACAGGATCAGGTGATGATGCTACTGCAATAACATTAAGTTTTGTAGCTCCTGTAAATGTATCAGGTGGTACTATATCTTCAGTAGCTGGATCTACTTTATTTACTCTTGAAGCATTAGGTGATGGACCAGAATTTAATAATACAAGTTCACTTGGAACAGACCAAATACTTACGCCATTAAGACATTCTGCTACAAATAATCATTTTGGTTCTGGTAGTTTGGGTGGTCGTGGTAACAACTTTCGTTGGGAAGTATCAAGTCAAAACACTACTAAAGGTACATTTACCCTTTTAATTAGACAAGGTAATGATACTATTAAGAAAAAGAAAATAATTGAAACTCATTCTAATTTATCATTAGATCCTGGTTCAAATGATTATGTTCTAAAAAGAATTGGAAATCAAACAAACACTATCGCTACAGAAAATGGAGT